TCGTCATGCACCGGCGTGCGGATCACGGTGCCGCGGCCCTCGATCTTGGCCGTGACGTGCGTGTCGCCCTGGTGCACATGCAGCTCGGCGGGCGGGACGTTGACCTGCACCGGCGCCTGGTGCAAATGCACGGCGATGGGCCGCTCGGCGGCCGCGCGCATGGCGCCGATGGCGGCGTTCAGCGGGCCGGTCAGGTCGGGCGGGGCCGGTAGCACGGTGACGGCGTTGCCGGTCGGCGCGGGTCGCGGCGGCGGGTCGTCGCGCAGCAGCAGCTCGGGGTCGTCGCCCGGGTCGCCTTCGGTCGGCATGTCGTCCAGCTCGGGCTCCTCTTCGTACCCCAGCACCTTGCGGATCTCGTTCTCGCTGAAGGGGGCATTGCGCCCGGCGGCGACCATGTCCTTGTTGATCGCGGCCATCTTGCCGCCCTGGTCGGCCTTCTCGTCGTCGCCCATCGCGTCGAGCGGCGCCCATTCGACTTCGAAGTCGCTGGCCTCGACGATGCCGCAGGCCTGCAGCCGGCGGATCACCGCGGTCACGGCACCCGTGAGGAGGTTGCGCTGCCGCGACTTGCACCGCGCGTTGTCGGCGGCCTTGTCTTCGTCGCTGGCCAGGCGGCCGGTCTGCTGGCCGAACAGGATGGTGAACGGGATGCCGACGGCCGCCGCGAAGGTGTTCGCCGCGATCTCCCAGGCGCCGCGGGGGTCGTGCATCGTGGTCTGCAGCGTGTCCACGGTCACGCCCTGCCCCACGATGGCGCTGTCGACGTTGCTGTTCAGCCGGTCGACGCGGTCGTTGATCGTGGCGCGCACGTCGTCGGACGTGACGGCCGCGCCGGGCGTGCTCGGCTGCACCAGCTTCGTCGGGTCGGCGTCCTTGTCGAAGACGAACCGCAGCGTCCGCGCGCTGTTCTTCAGGTAGCTCTCGGCCGCGCCGCCGCTGACCTTCTCCAGGTCGACCAGGGCATTGAACCCGGGCTGCAGCAGCGGGATGCCGTCGAAGAAATCATCGCCGACGGCGCCCTCGGCCAGGATCAGGATGCGGCTCGGGTGCACGTCGACCCACTGCTCGGGCTTGCCCTGCGTGTCCTGGCGGTCGCTGGTGCGCATGCGGTACTGCCACATGGTCGGCTGGCCGAAGGTCTCGCTCGCGCTGTCGCTGTCCCACGCCGTCACCTTGAGCTGGTGCTCGTACACCGGCACCAGGTCGACCAGCCGCGACGCGCGCATCAGCGGCTCGCGCAGCTGCTTCCCGTCGGCCACCCGCAGGATGAGCCCGGCGTAGCGGCCGACCATGTTGCGCCGGTCCCAGTCCTGCAGCTTAGGCCAGGCGCTGACCTTCTCGAGGATGCCCTGCAGCCGGGTCTCCCAGGTCGATTCGTCGTCGCTGGCCTTCAGCTTGACGCGCGGCCATTCCTGCCAGCAGCGGTCTAGCACGTGGTGCACGGCGCGGAAGGCCGGGCCGCCGCGCAGGTAGGCCTGCAGCAGCTTCTCCGGGCTCAGCGTCTCGGGATACCCGAACTGGTCCCAGGCCCGCGGGCGCTTGGCGTCGAGCGAGCCGTACAGCAGCGATTCGCGCGACCGCACGAGCGCGCGCAGGTCGTCGGCGTTGATGGTGAGCTCGGGCATAGGGGGCCGATGCTAGGAACGGGGGCGCCTAGAACACCATCGACTTGGCCTCGGGCAGCAGCAGGGCGTTGTAAGCCCGCGCCGCCCCGTCGACCTGGTCGTCGTACTTACCGTTCGGGAAAAGGCGCAGCTCCTCCTTAAACGGGTCATTCCAGGCGCCCTTCAGCAGCAGCACGTTCCCGACGTTGACCTGGCTCGCCAGCGGCGTGGCCCGCACGACCTTGTCGCCGCTCTCCAGGCTGAAGTGCAGCGTGTGCCCGGCGAGCTTCTTCGCCAGCTCGGCGACCTGGCTCTTACCGGCCTGCCCGGGGTCTTGCGGCAGGCTCTGGCGCAGGCCCTTGCCGTCGCTGTCGGCCGTGGCCACCAGCAGTTGGTCGCGCGGCGCCGGCTCGAGCTGCTCGCGCACCACCCCGGCGATGATGATGCGGCCGTCGCGCAGCTCGCCCACCTTGACGCCGGCCGTGAAGTCGCCGCCGGACGAGGCGCCCAGATCCCAGCCGCGGCACCAGCGCACGGCCTGGCCGCCGGGGATCGCGTCGACGACCGTCATCAGGTCGGGCTTGAACGTGCCGCCCTCCGGCGGGGCCGGCGCCTGGCGATACTGGCCGGCGAAGACGTAGGGCGCCGCCTTCTCCATGCGCCGCAGGTCTTCGGCGTTGTGCTTCTCGGGCCACAGCGGCGTGCCGTCGTCATTCCAGGCCGACAGGCAGAGGTGTTCCCAGACCTCGCCGTTCCCGCCCGGCACTGGCGGGCCCCTGCCGTCCTTGCCGCGGTCGCCCAGCAGCCAGCCGGCGAGATCCTTCTCGTGCAGCCGCTGCATGATGACGATGATCGGCGTCTCGGGGCTGTTCTTCCGGCTCTCCAGTGTGGTCTGGAACCAGTCGATCACGCCCTGGCGTATCTTGTCCGAGCTGGCCTCGTCGGCCTTGTGCGGGTCGTCGACGATGATCGCGCCGCCGAACCCGGGGCGGTGCTTGCCGGCGCCGAAGCCGGTGATCGTGCCGCCGGCACCGGTCGCGTACATCACCCCGCCGGCCGTGGTCTGCCAGTGCGCCTTCGCGTCCGTGGCCAGCCGGGTGTCGAAGATGTTGCGGTACTCGTCGTGCTCGACAAGCGCGCGAGCCCCCTCGCTGTTGTTGCCGGCGAGCTGGCCGCTGTAGCTGGCGTGGATGAACTCGGCGTCGGGCACCTTGCCCAGCGTCCAGGCCACGAAGTTGACGACCGCCAGCTCGGTCTTCGAGTAGCGCGGCGGGACGTTGATGACTAGGCGCCGGCACTCGCCCCGGTACACGCGCATCAGCGCGTCGCAGATCAGCGCATGGTGCCGGGCTTCCTGCCAGCCGTAGCCCTTGCGCTGCCGGAACATCCAGCGCGCGAAGGTGTAGAGATCGCCCTTCGCCCGGCGCCGCTCTCGCTCGAGCAGCAGCGCCAGCTTCTCACGATTTGATGCCATGCGCGGCCAGCGCGTCGGCCAGCTCCTGGTCGGTCAGGTCGCGGGTCTGCCGCGTCTCGATGGGTCCGCCGCCGCGGCCGGTGAGCTCGACCTTCGTCGGGTAGAAGCCGGCGGCCTTGCCGCGGTTCTCCTCGGCCTTCACCGCCGACGTGAACTCGCCGGCCTTCTCGGCGGCCACCGACAGGGCATGCAGCCGCGCCAGGTGCGTGCCCAGCGTGAACACCGAGGCGTCGGCCGCCTTCGCCTGCAGGTATGCGACCCGCGCCTTCATGTCCTCCCGCGCCGCCAGCATGCAGGCCTTGACGTGCACGCTGGCGGCCTTCCACTCGGCCGCGTGCGGGTACACCTCGATGTAGGCGTCGGTCTTGGTGCGGCCTGACGCCACCTCCTGCGCGAACAGCTCATGCCGCGGCATGCGCAGCGGCTTCGCCCCGGGCTGCTGGCCGGGCTCTGCGGCCTGGGCCGGTGCGTCGTCGTCTTCAGTCATCGGTTCCCTCTCCGTCCCATGCCCGCACCTTCTTGCCTCGCGTCTTCGCCTTCGCCGACGGCTTCGGCGGTCGCTGCTTCGCCCTGCGGCGCTGCTCGCGTTCCTGCCACTCGGCCGTGTCCTCCGGCCGCTGCCGGATAACCCGCAGCGTGCCGTCGGCGTAGCTGCGCTCGACACGGTACGGAGCCGGCTCGAACTGCTCTGCCGCGCCGAACCGGCCGCGCTTCAGGCTCTGAACGGTCGCGGCCAGGCCGAAGATGCTCGACACGGCCACGGTGTGCACCGGAGGCGCGTCTGCCGCGCTGACGATCCGGCGCACCGGCAGGGCCTCGGGGTCGGGCAGGTCGTCGCGCTCCAGAGCCCGCAGCGGCGCCCGGATCGGCACTTGCAGCAGGCAAGCGAGCACCTGCACGGCCACCCGCCAGGGCCTGACCGGCTTCGGCGGGGGTGAAGCGGGCGGCGCCGTCGGGATCGGCAGGTCGGTGAACAGCAGCATCTGGCGGTCTGTGCGGGTCATCCGGTGGGGGTTGATCGGGCCGCGGCGCGGCGCTTCTGCTCGGCGTCCCACCAGCGCGCGAACTCCACCCGCACGCGGTCGGCCATGGACTTGTCGGCGCGCTCCAGGGTGGCGAGGTACTCGCGCCGGGCGTCTGCGCCGCGGGTGCGCTGCAGGTTCGCTACGTGGCGGTTGCACTCGGGCTGGGCGGCTTCCCATCTGGCGAGGCAGTGCCGGCGCCACTCGTCGGAAGCGGTGTCGACCTCGCGGCCGTCGGGTAGGCGGGCGGCGGGCATCAGGCGGCCTCCAGTGCGTCGCCGCGTTGGTAGGCATCCCACATGCGCAGGTTCGCCAGCCGCGCGATGTCCATGACCTGCGCCGGCTGCAGGCGCCCGGCGTCGCGGTTCGGCGTGGCGCGGCGCGCGCAGTGCACGGCGACCGGCGTCGAGCTGCCGCGCTGCTCGCTCACCAGCAGCAGGCCACTGGCCGGCGACGGCATGAACTCGAACAGCGCGTCGTCCCACAGGTCGCGCGGCATGACGACGTAGTGCTTCCAGACCTTCGGCGGCCAGTCGCGGTGCTGAGGCGCCGGCCTGGGCTCGTTCCACGCCCACGGCGCCGTGCGCCACCACTTGTCCTTCCGCGCGTCGGCCTTGAAGTCGGCGCGGCTGATCTTGACCTCGACGTCGATGATGCGCAGGTCGGTCGTCACGGCCAGCACGTCGCACTCGTGGCCCGTCCAGTTGCAGCGGTCGACCAGCACGACGCACTTGCGCGCCAGCGTCTGCAGCGCGATGGCGCGCGCGATCTTGCCCTCGCTCCACTTCACGGCTCCACCCTCCGCACCCGCCAAGTAACCCCGGCCACCGTGAACGTCTCGCCCACGCGAGCCACGATCGGACCCGTCCGGCGGCCGTCGTAGACCATGCGGGCCTCGCGCCAGTTGCCGGAGCCGATCGGGACGCAGACGAGGGTCACGAGTGCACCCCCTGCCCCCACTTGGCCAGCAGCAGCGACTCGGCCCGGTTGTGATCCTTGACCCGCTTGAGCTCGGCGGCCAGCAGCGGGAACAGCCCGCGCGCGGTCTCGGCGCTGGCGGTCTTCGGCTTGCCGATCAGCCCGAAGTGCCGCTTCCAGGTCTGCGGCTGCACGACGCGCACGTCGAGCCGGGTGATGTCGGCCACGCCCTCGACGATTCCGCGGCTGCGCATCATGCTGCCCTGGCTGTGCATGGTGTTGCCGTGCTCGTCGCCGTTGCCGCCGGGCCGTGCTCGCACGTCCTCGAAGACGATCAGCGCGGCCTCGCCGATGGGGACGAACTCGCGAATCAGCAGCAGCAGGCCGCGGCCGTCGAGGCGCATCGGCTGCATCGTCGTGGCCTTGCCGGCGCGCGTCACCTTGCGGGGCTTGCCGTCGGCGATCAGCGGCAGGTCGCGCACAGAGGCGGTGCCGCGGCTGTCGACGGCG